TGAAGCGGCTGTTCACACCATCGCGAACTGTTTCGCTGTAGGCATCATCAGGCTTAACCGGGTCATCTATAATCAATGCGCCCTGCCAGCCCGGCTCCATATGGCCTGCACGAAAACCGGTAACCTGACCAGCAGCGGATGATGCGTATACACCACCACCGAACTCGTTCCACCACATCGCCTTGCTGTCTGCATCGTCGCGCAGCTCCATCGGCCACATGCTCTGATATGCTTTCGACTTGAGCATGCCGCGTGCAGTAGACGAGTTAAGTAGTGCCAGATTGTGCGAGTACGATAGATGCATGAAGCGAGCGCGGTTGTTAAGCGTCAGCCCTCTCCCCATCATGTTGATGGTCGCCAGCTCGGTTTTGGTGTAGCCGGGCGGAACGTTGATTATTAAGCGGGTTATTTCGCCGCTAATTACACGATCAAGAGTCTGCTGGATTACTTTGTGGTGGGGAGCAACAATCATCTTGCCCCCGGTGCGCTGCTTGAAGAAGTATCTGGCGTAATAGAGCCCATCCTCTTCACACTCTAAGCGTCGCGCATAATTCTTCTGCTCAGCAGTCGTCATCCTCCAACATCTCCCGCCGAGCAGCTTTGTATTCGTCTTTTGTCAGAGTGGCTGACTCAATAGGTCCGCCATCCTTACCCGTGTGCTCCACCTTTTGCCTATTGGTATAAGCATCACCGCACTCTTTCGCAGCCTGCTCAATCAGCGTGGCCGCAAGGGCCATGTTCTTCATGCCCTCCGCCTTCGACATCATGCGGTCGAGGGTGCGCAGGCGATAAGCTTTGTTGGCAATAGGGATGTCAGATATTTCGGTCTGGAAACGTGCGCGAGTGCTTTCGAACAGGTCTATCCATTTCTGGCTCAATTTAGCCGCCATGGCATTGCCGGGGCTGTATTGGGATATCTGCTGGCGTGAAACCTGAACGTTGAATTCAGCCTTTACAAGCTCAATGACTTTCGTTGGCGGCTCAAAGCACGCCAGAGACTGAACGATGAAGGCTTTAACCTCTGTCGATAATGCTGCCACAGGCTACCTCCATGACAATCTGAATAAAGCGTTATGCCAGCTTCATGAGGCAAGTGCCGCACGCCCTGGCTATGTTGATTTTCGCCACCTCAGCCGGTTGGCTGGCAGCATCGATAATTTCCTGTACGTCAGCGCTGGCACCATATCGGCGAACCACACCAACAAACTCTTCTACGTCATGACCGCGCATGCACAGCTTGGGTTGCCCGGTATCGCGATAAAATTCAGGTGCGCCGAATTCATCGGTCTTCTGCGCAATGTGATAAAGCTCATGCTCTAGCAGAGCGCAGAACTCCATATCGCTACATTGAGAACAGAAGTCAGCGGCCAGGGTGATGATGTAATCCGGCTTATGACCGAACCACTCATACATCTGCTGTTCCATTCTGGCCTTTTGCCAGCCACCTGCTCGCATTGCTACTTCTTCAGCCTGACCGAGTACGGTGCGACCTTTTTTGCTGAAGGCAGACGCAGCCCACATGAATGCAATGTCCGCATCCAGTAAGTGTTCTTGATCGGGATTGTGAAGTGGTCCATTGCCATCAATTATGTTTTCTGTCACCCATCCGTAAATATCAGGGGCGGGGATCAGTTTGATGTATGGTGTGAAATCTTCGACAAAATCAGCAGGTGGATATGGCCGGCTGTTTGATTGCTCGCTTGCCATATGCGTCTCCTGACTTAGTTATTTCGCAGATTTGATTTTCTTTTTCGCTTCGAGGTAATCGAACGTAATTTCTAACAGGAGGCTGCGCAGCACGTAATCTTCATCAGCCTCAGGGGAGAATTGCTTTAGCCTTCTCTGCAATTCGTCGAGTACGGCTTGAGACTTGGCTACGTGTTCTTTCATGTCGAGGGTTAGTGTTACAGGCCCGGTTGTCTTCATGCCTTGTCACTCTCTTCAGCGGTCTTTGGAACATACTCCATCTTGAGCACGTCGTCCGGCGCCAGGTATACCCATGAGCCATCTTCTTTGGCGACACCGATGAATCCGTTAACCATCTCTGGCTGTGATCGGTTCATCAGTCCTGCGTGAGTTTCGCCTGATTTGGTCGTTACTGTTATTCGATATGTATCTGTCATTGTTTTGGCCTTCGGTTAATCGATGCCTTGCCATTCTCTTTCTGCTATTAGTCAGCGCGCCTACATATTGAGTGCATAATTCAGTTATCATTTACGCATTGATAACATGCATAAACTATTAATATGGACACTGCAGTTGTAATAAGAAGAGTTGCCATCAGCACAAGGCCGCAATGGGCTTTGATGATCCACAGCATCAATGGGTACTGTGTGTGCGTGGTTGATAAAGCCTTTCAAATCGCTGAAGGGCAGGAGCTATCCAGGCACGACACGCACCGAGGGGTATGGGTTGTGTCTGGAAGCAATGTTCTTTTTCCTGCCAACATACCTGGAGGAATGACCTTCTCCGAGGCAGAGGCATCGCTGTCACGAATTACAAATCAATCTTTTTGACAGCTGAGATAAATCACTTTCTGAGGCTGTTCTTCACTTCGGTGATGATCTGCTGCTGCATCCTGCTTAATTCGTTGCGGTGACGCTTCTCCTGGCGCTGGTGAATCCAGAAGCCTATCCACGTCATTACCAGTGCGCCTATGCAGGCACCAGAGAGGATGTTGTAGATTGAGTACCCACTCATTGGGTCACCGTTCCGCAGTTAGCCTTCCACATCTTGTTGTGAGCGAGGATGGCGCGCTTAGTGCGGTCATCCATCGTCATGATGTCGGCTTCGGTAACCAGAATCGGCTTCACCCAGGCGCATGCGGTATCGACCACCTCAACCCTTGTTGATCCATTCTCTGCGCAGCTCGTCATCAACATCACCATCAGACATGCGGGTAACAGTGCTTTGAACATCGGATGCCTCTTTGGCGGTTTCGGTCTGGCGGGTAGCAACAGCCTGCTCTGACGCGATGGCGGCTTTGGTTTCTCTCTCAGTTGCTGAGGCTTCTGCTTTCGCCTTGCCTTTAGAGTGACCAATTCCGAACGCCGTCATAATGGCAGCAGCAATGACGCCGATAATGCCGAGGATGAATTCAATGCTCATGGCTTTGCTCCCGGGTCGATTCCTGCATCCAGTTTCTGTTCGCTCAGGTCTTTATCTGATGCGATTTTCTTCGCGCCGATATAGCCGGCCGTAGAGAAACCAAAGTAAGCGATAAAGATTGCTTCGCTCAGCTCGCCTTTGTAGGCCTGCCAGATAAGGATACCGCTGCACACCAGAAAGCCGAGGATGGCCTGAGTGCGGCTTAGTGAGATGTTGCCACTTGAGCCGCGCAGCATGCTTAAGGCGTCCATCAGATGAGGCCCTTATAGATATCGTAGGTGCCGGTGCGCATCACATCAGCGTGACGTTTTGCGCGATTAGGTGTCTGTTTAGCCCAGAGGCTATTCAACATGCCGCTGGCCGCAGAGTTGAAATCACCCTTAGCGATCATGTCGAGCGTGTTCTTAAATCCAGCCAGGCCATCAACACCCATTTGATACGCCATGCTGATGAGGATGTCGCGGCGCGGCAGATTGCACTGGTCTAGGGCTACCTTAATGTTTTCTCTCTTATTCATTTCATTTAGCTTTTGCCCTAACAAGACTTCCTTCCAAAGGTCGCCAACTGCGCGCGGCACAGTGAACTGATAGTTTGAAATGCTTGCACCCTGAGGGCCGATTAGGATGCCACCGGCAACAGTAGGAAAGCCTCGAGAGTCCAGATATGGCTTTTCGCGGTACCCTTCCTCGTAATTAAGGATCGGGATAATTTTGCTGTCTGTCATTTGCCCTCATCCTCTTTCACTACCTGCTTGACCTGTGCGGCAGTTTTGTTTGCTGTGCGATCTGGTAATAAACTCATCTGCTGCTGAAGGGATGCCACCTGATTAGCAAGGCTGGCCACCTTTGCATCGCGGCGTTCGGCAACCTTGCGGTAATCATTGCGGATGTTTTCAATCTGGCGGTTTGCATCATTTGTCACGTAAACAAACAGGCAGG